GCCTTTGGGCCCTGTCTTCTTGTGATCAACATAGTTGTCACATCACGGTACCGTATACCCAGAAAGCCTGGTATACGGTACTTCCCTTGCTATGCGAGGGACAATACCTTTCGCATACATAGGGAAACGGCAATCATGAAGCGCTATAGAGGACCTTTCAAGAGAAAGACCAATACTGAGATACTGACGCCGTCCACTCCTCTGGAGGGGATAAAGCATCTGTATATCGGAGCGCCTAATGAATCTACTTCAATCATTCCGGGGCTTATTCCGGATGAGACAAAGTATTTCAGTTCCCTTATCACTCCACAATACAAGAAGCTTGTGGGTGAAGGTTACATAATCCAATGTCCCTTCACTTTGGTGACCACCACGTTTGGAGCTGTCCCAGGAACTTTTGGGGAAGCTTTCAAATCGGGGACTGCCGCCACCATATATCATAGCTATAGTAATCTATGTGCTATGTTCCAAGAGGATCCCTGGGGATATAAACTCCACTTCAACAGGTCATTACCTGAATCTAGAAGTGCAGCGTCCTCTGAGGCCCTCTCTCGTGCCTTCTCGAAAGCTAATACGGGTAATGTCGATTTACTCATTGACTTGGTTCAATACAAGTCTTTGGTCGACATGTTCGTTAAAGCAGCGAAGACACTACTACTACTTGTGCGAACACCTGGTGCATTTCTGGACCTTGTGAAGGCACATGTTAAGGGAAACGAACGCTATGTTCGGATCCCACCTAGCGGGAAGAAAGTACCCGTGACATCGCTCGAAGGTCTCTGGTGTGAATTACGATTCGGCTGGCGGCCTCTCCTTGGTACCCTTGAGGGTATTGTGGATGTCGCCAACCGTGCGGACCTTGATCAGGCCCGTCGTATCACATACAGAGCAACTGAAGAGGTCGACTTTTTTGAAGAAGAATCCTCAACATGGACCCTCGATTGGACAACCGGCTGTCTCGTCATCAACGAGCCTGTTCGGAAGTATACGGAATCTCTTTCGTACAAGTCCAAGTTCAGAGCCGGTATCCTCCTTGAAGAAAGCACGTCCATGTGGCGGGCTTTGGGATTGGATACGCGTGCGATCCCTATTGCTGTGTGGGATTTGGTCCCTTATAGCTTTATTGTGGATCGGTTTGTCAACGTTGGCAACTGGTTACGCTCTTTACGGCCTATACCCTCCAAGGAGTTTGGTGGGTCTTGGGTCGCTGAGCGATTCACAGTTGAACATCGATTGCGTACCGAGTTTCTCCCTATATCCCGATCATGCGGGACCGGTACAGCATACCGGTACTATTACCGATCATCGGGGTTCGAGGAAGGACTCGCGAAAGTAGAAGGGTACATACGCTCAATCCATGAGCAAGCGCCTCTTCTTCCTACACTTCGCCATGACTGGTCGAAGCTCAACAACATCTATAATCTTATCGATGCGATCATGCTCGCTATTCAGCGTGCGCGACCACGTATCCGATAATTGAAGGAACTTAATATGTCCCTTTCCAACGCAGTCTTCAAGACAGGCGCAACTTGGGCACCTACGGGTGGTACTGACCTCACTTTGGCCTTAGACGGCCGTGTTGTTCAGAATGGCATTTCCACGATTGTTACGGCTGACACGAATTTACTTACGCGTCGGTCTATAACATTCGCCGCGAGCTTACCAGCTCTACCGGTGACCGTGGGTGCTTACGGAAAGCTGGGTCGAAATATTGCAAAGTATCAGATCCCCTTTATTGCGGAAGATGGGAAACTTTATACCCAGACTATTCGCATTGAGACGGCTTTCCATGCGGAGTACTCGGACAAGAATACTGCTATTGCAGATATCGCTGCCCTTGTCTCCGATAGTGATTTTACTGCTTTCTGGCAGTCCTCACTACTCACCTAAAGGTGTTTCTCATGAGTGCCGTTAAGAAGCCAAAAGCGACGCGGCAGCTGTTGACACCTTTACAGGTGGATTCAGCTGTAAATGCGGTATTTACCGCACTTACGCAAGACATGGGTCGCCCCTTCAGTGCAGGGGGGCGGAATGTTCGATCAATCGTCCGTCAATGGTGCCCGCTTTTGCAAGGGCCAACCCTTGACATGGATGTCGAGACATTTCGTAGTACATATCTCAGCGCCCATTTTTTCGACAGGTTCTTCTATGAGCCTGAAGTTAAAGCTCATCGCACCCTAGAAGACAAGGCCCTTGAAAAATTCAAGGCTAACCTTAGTCGTGGCTACGTGATGAACGAGTGGAAGCTTGAGTTTCTTTCCTTTGGTGCATTGAACTCTGTTTTACAGAGTGCATCATTGGAAGTTGCCAAAATCCTCGGTGATTTTGATACCGAGGTCTTTTTTGGTCATTGTACTCATGGCCCTAACGCA